CTGGGGTTTTTGACGGGGGAGAAACTAAGCATTTTCGACACATGGGGGAGACAACGACAACTGCGCCGCGCAAGCGGGCGAAGGGCAGCCCGCGCATCGGCCGGGTAGCCGGTGGCAAGGGAGAACCAGCACGCTTCGTGGAAGGCGGAGAGCCTCCGGCACGGACGGGCTTCGACCCTGATCGGATCGTGGAAGATCTGGGCATGTGGTGGAAGAGCGGGGGCGGGTCGAATTTCATCCTCGGGTCGCCGGGGCTGGGGTATTCGGTCTGGCCGGAGCAAGGTCTGATCGACCGGATGCGGGAGGAACACTGCGTGGCGATCAAGGCGCGGGAGGACGAGCGCCTAAGCGAATCGAAGCGGGTCTTTCTGCATGCGCGGATGAAGCGGTGCGTCGATGAAATGTTTCCCTCGTTGCCTGGCTACAAGGCGGGACCGCACAAGCTGAAGGGCGGGGAGACGGTGCTGGTGAAGACGTCGCCGACGCTGCTCGAGCCGGAGGCGGGGGAATGGGAGACGATCCGGCAACTGATCGAGGGGCAGCTCTCGACGGGGACGGTGGGTGTGGATCAGACGGATTTTTTCTACTCGTGGTGCAAGGTGGCTTATGAATCGCTGCGCGATGGGCACCCGGGAAGCTGGCGCCCAGGGCACGCGATGATCCTCGTGGGCCCGGCCTCAAGCGGGAAAAGCCGCTTGCAGGATTTCATCATCACGGCACTGCTCGGCGGGCGTGAGGCGGATCCGCAGAAATACCTTTTCGGCACGGATGATTTCAATGGCGACTGTTTTGCGGCGGAGCATCTGAACCTTGGCGAGATTCCGGGATCGCAGAAGACGGTGGACCGGGTGATGCTCTCGGAGAAGATCAAACAGGTGGTCGCCAACTCAATGCAACGGATGCGCCTGATGCGCACGGAGCCGTGGACGGTCCACCCTTTCTGGCGTCTCACGATCTCGGTGAATGACGACCCGGACAAGCTGCGCAGCCTGCCGCTGATCACGCCGGATCTGGCGGGCAAGGTGCTCATTTTCCACACGAAGGCCTGCCCGATGCCGATGCCGACGCGCACGATCGAGGAACGCGCGGCCTTCGAGGCGCAGGTCTTCGCGGAGATGCCGGCGTTTATCGATTGGCTGGTGAACACGTGGGAGATCCCCGAGACGCTGCTGACCTACGCGGACGGATCCGACGCGACGCGCTTCGGGTTTCGGGAGTATCACCACTCGATCGTGCGGGATGGTCTCTTTGACGAGACCCCGGCGGCCGAGCTGATGATGCTGATCGACACCGCTGAATTCGAAAGGGAGGGGGCCAAGGGCTTGAAGCTCTGGGATCTCGCGAGCGATCGTGACAGCAATGCAGGGATCGAGGGCCGGTGCTGGCATGGCCGGGCCGTGGTCCTCGAGCGCATCCTCACGGGGCAGGGCGGCTACGTCTGCAGCATGGACACGCAGTTTCGTGAGCTCTTTCGCCACAACCGTCTGCCCTATCTGTTGCAGCGCCTCAATGCGCACAGCGAGCTCGGTGATGGTCAGCGCATCGCGAAGGCGAACACTAGGGCGTGGAAGGGCTGGCTGATCGGCCGCCCTGCCTGATCTGCCAGCAGGGCAGGGGGCGCGGAAAATGCGCTTGGTGACGGTGCTGTGCCGCTTTGTGACGGGTAGGCCGTCACGCTGTAGACCTTAATCCATCAAGGATACAGCCGATGTGACGGGTGTGACGCGCGAGCTGCGGTCCTTTGCAAGCGTGCTTTCCGGTGCTGATCCTCTAAGAGAGAGAGGAGAGAGAGAGTATAGAAATACCCGTCACACCCGTCACAAGTCGCAGAACCCAGCAAGCGCGGGGCGTGGATCGTGACGGGTAGGCCGTCACAACTGGAAACCGACCGTCACGCTGCGCCCGTGGGAGGGGCGCGGGAGGGGTCTATAAAAACCATAAAAGGGGACTCCTGCCCCCCCTACCCCCTCCAGCGGTGCTCGGGTTTCCCTTTGGGTTTTTGGGGTGTCGCGACGTTGGGTGATGCGACAGGTGGGATGGGGTGGGGTTGGCGTTTTTTGTGATTGTGTCGCTTTGACAGGGGAAGCGACAGAAATGCCCCGGGATGAATACAGTGATCTGCGTGCGGCCTATGCGGCGGCGACAGGGGTGACTTTACGGACGGCGCAACGGCACCAGCGACAGCGGCACCCGGACTGGGACCGGTTCATGGGCGTGCGGGCGAGCGAGGCGGTGCGAAAGCTGGAGAAGACCGGCGCGATGGACGCGGCCGGAGTAACGGCGCTGGCGGAGGTTTCGCCAAATCGACCGAGCGAGGTGCCGGCGTTTCTTGAGGAAGACGATGCGGGACTGCACCCGGTGCAGATCGCGGCGAAGCGGGCGTGGCAGGTCTACGAGCAGACCTATGAATCTTGGAAGGGAATGCTTGGGAGCATGTCGAGCCAGCCGATGGCGCTGGTGCATGCGAAAGAGCTGACGGGCCTGCGGGCGGATTGGGAAAAAGCGCGGGCGGCTTTGGATCGGTGGGAGGTCGAGAATCGACGGCTGATCCCGGTGCATGAGTTCGAAGCTTTCGTTCGGGAGTTCTTGCTGCCCCTGGCGGAGCTGCTGCGGAATCTCGACGTGGAGCTGCCGCTGGTAGTGAATCCGGACAACCCGGGGCTGGCTCGGGCGCGGCTGCTTGATTGGAAACGGACGCAAGCCGAGCCGCAGATTCAAGGAATGCTGAACGGTTCGGTGGAGTTCCTTGCGGCATGAGCAGACTCGCTGGCATCGTGGCGCCCCACTTTCGATTCACCCGTGCGCCAGGGGTGACGGAGTGGGCCGAGGAGAATCTGGTGCTGCCGCGCGAGATGGCACCGCGGGCGCCGGGACCGTTCTCGACAAGGGGACGGCCTTGGCAAAAAGAACTGCTTGATCCTTGGCATCCGGAGAGTGGGGTTCGGAAATACTCGGTGGCCGCCGGCGTCCAGATCACGAAGACGACGGCGATGGTGATCGGGACGGCTTTCCGGCTTCGGTATTCACCAGTGCCGACGATGCTGGTCTACGGAATGAGCGCGGACGCGGCGAAGCGCGAGGTGGCAAGAAAGCGCCTCCATCCCTTGATCAATTCCAACCAGTGCCTGGCAAGTCTGAAGCCGCACAACTCGGATCACTTTGGGACGTCGGAGATGATGATGGCCTACTGTCCGATCCTTGTGACCGGGGCGGGATCGAGCACGAACCTCGCGGGATCGACCCAGGGGATCGTGGCGATCGATGAGGCCGGGAAGATCATCCAGCAGAATTCGGAGGAGGCACCCGAGGCGCACCCGATGCGGCTGGCCGCCGACCGGACGAAGGACTTCGCCGGGATCGAGTTTGTGTGGCAGAGCTCGACGCCGAACAGCCCGAACCACCCTTTCTGGAAAGATGTCGAAGAGGGCACTTTCGATCACCTCTTTGTGCCATGTCCGGAGTGCGGGGATTATTTCCCTTTTGAATTTGAAAGCCGGAAGGGGAAGGAAGTGGGCGCGGCGACGGAGCTGGTCGATACGATGGACCAGGGGCGGCCTTCGGAATATCGCTCGGTGATCTGGAGCCCGGCGGCGCGCAATGGCGACGGCACCTGGAACGAAGATCTCGTGCGCGAGACGGCCCGCTATGTCTGCCCCCACTGCGGCTTCGACCAGATCAAGGACGAGCACAAGCCCGAGATGATGCGGGCCTACGAGGTGAAGAGTCTGAACCCGCGGGCCTCGAGCGCTAACCGATCGATCCGGATCCCGTCCTTCTATTCGCCGCAGCGGCGCTTCGGAGATTTGGCGATGGCGTTTCTCGGGCGCGGCGATCTCTTCACCTCGGGCTTGCAGAATCTCTACAACCACGAGCTCGCGAAACCGTGGACGGACATCGATCTGCGATTGAAGGACGAGGATCTCTGGGACTGTCGGGCGACCGGTGACCTCGCTTACCTGCGCGGGACGGTGCCGCCGAAGCCGGGCGTGCTTTTCGCGGCGGCGGATCCGGGGCAGGTCGCGACCCACTGGGTGGTCGGGATGATCGACTCGGATGAAAATCTTTGGATTGTGGACTGGGGCACCACGCTGACGATCGACGGACTGCTGACCGAGCGTCACCAGTGGACCTACAGCCGGGCCGCGGCGCCCGATCGGAAGATGAGTCCTCAGCGCGCGCTGGTCGATTCGGGGGATTTCACGAGCGACGTCTACAAGATGGCCCAGCGGTCGGGCCGATTCTGGTGGCCTTCGAAAGGATCGGAGGCGACCTCGGGCGAGTGGGGGCAGAGCAAGCTCGCGGCCTACCCGGGCCTGATGCTTTACACTTACGTGGACAAGGTCGCGAAGGATGAGCTCTACGATCTGCGGATTCACCGAAAACAATCGCGGCGGCTTTTCCTGCCGAGCGATGCGACGACGGATCTGATCGACGGGATGCGGGGTCAGGAGCGGATCGACAAGGGGCTGCTGGCCCGCTGGAAGAAGGTGCGCGAGGATCACTACGGTGATGCGATCAAACTGCTGCAGGTGATCTCGTGGATTTTCTCCGGGGCGCGCGTGCCAGGCGACGATGGGAAATCGGCGTGATGTGCCGCGCGCGGCACAAGCCGATCTCCAACTCCGCCGCTGTCAGCAGTTCGGATCGCTGCTTTGTTGGGGGTTCTTTGAGGCGCGGAGTCGGCGCAGAGCTTCGGCCTGCATCCAGACGTGTGGCTCCCGGGTGCCGCTCTCGGCCTTGTCGATCCAGGACGCGGACACGTCTTGCAAAAAGGCCGAAGCCTCGGCCCTTGTCAGGCCGAGGCGTTCGCGTTCCTGTTTGAGTTTTTGGGCGAAGCTCATTTGGAGATCGTAATCGCAATAGGACCGTTGGCGTCGCAAACCAAGACGTGCGTTTCCCCGTCCGAGTAAACGGCTACATCGTCAGTGGACTCTGCGCGATAAACGCGAGGCAACCTCGCCTCAGTCTCCATATCGTTGATGTTTCCGCGTTCGTCGCCAATTGCCTCATGGCTGTATTGGGAGTCGCCATTGAGGGCGGCGCGGGCGATTTCGTTGCGGGCTTCGATAATTTGTTCGGTGGTCATTTTTTTGTTTCGGTTTGTCGATCGGCTCATCCTCTCAACAGGATCAGTTTCGCACATTGTCCGAATAGCGCAAGAACTATTTTCGCACATTGTCCGATTTATTTTCGTTCCCCCAACACTTATTCAGGGACGGATGTCCCATAAATTTCCGTGCCGCTCCGCCCGCCAGCGACCCCTTTGACACCCGCCCGCGCGCATGGCGCGGCACTCTACCCTGGTCAATTCCTACATCGCCTCGGCCCGGGCGGCTTCGCCGACGGAGGCGGGGCGTCTCTCTTGGTTGGAAGCTCGGCGCGCAGAGCTCTCGATGGAGATCGAGGGCGGCGACTGGGAGATCAGCAGCAGCAGCCACGACGGCAAGAGCGCCGGGATGCGACGACACTCGACGGCCGGTGCCCGGCTCGAGGCCGTCTTCGAAGCGATTGAGATTTTGACGGCGGATCCCACCGCCACGAAACGCCCGCGCGGCGCCATCCTTGTGCCGCGGTTCACGGGCATCCCGCACGCCTGATCCCTTTTCCCCTCTCGATGAATCTTTCTCCCCAGGCTCTCGCTGCTCTCAAGAATCCGCCGGCACAAAAGGCGGCCGCCCGCGAGGTGGTGCGTCGTGTCCGCGCGGCGGTGACAAATTCGGACTGGGCCACGTTCGGCAATGCCTCGACCGGCTATCGCACGCGGTCCTCGGCGTCGCTCACGAATCTGCGCGACCCGCAGCCCGCCGAGCGAAAAGAGGCGGTGCGGAATTCGCGCTTCCTTCGTGCGAAGCTTGGGATCTTCAAGGCGCTCTATGAAAACACGGCGCGCTATTCGCTCGGCCGCGGCCTGATGCCGACGAGCTCGTGTGCCGATCGTGAATGGGCGCAGCGAGCCGATGAAGACTTTCGCGCCTGGGCAAGTCGGCAGACCTACGACATCCGCGAGGCGCTGACCTTTTTCGAGGCGCAGAAGGTGGTGCTGCCCGATGTGATGTGCGACGGCGATGCCGGCGCGGCCCCGGTGATCAATCTCGACGGCCAGCCAGCAGTGCAGCATTTCCCCAGCGATGTGATCGGCGAAGCTTCGGGCGAGAGCATCTTTGGAAATGGGAAAGGCCGCTGGCGCGATGGGATCCTCCGCAATGCGGTGGGCACGCCCATCGCCTACCGCGTGCTGCGCGATCCGATCGAGCGGATGCGCGATCCCTCGGCCCGGGCCTACTGGGATTACCCCGCCCGGAAATTCTGGCACCTCGGCCGGCAGGATCGGCTGAATGCAAACCGCCCTCTACCGTGGATCCACCACGGCGATCAGTCGGGGCTGAACGTGCTCGACATGAATGTGCTCGAGATGCAGGTGGCGAAGGTGAATGCCTTCTTCACGGGTGCGGTGAAAAGTGTCGAGGGCGGTCTCTCGGCCGGGATCCGCGACCTGATCCACAGCGAAGATCAAACCATCTCGACCGGTGTGGATGCCCAGGGCAATCCGACGACGAAGTCGGTGGGCCGTAGCTTTCTGAATCTCGACGGAGCCGGTGGCATCCTTGAGATGGAGCCGGGCGAAGAGTTCCAATTTTTCACGAACAACCGCAACGCGGCGAACTTCAAAGAGCTGATCGAATACTTCGTGGCCGACATCTCAATCGGCTTCGGTTTGCCGTCGCAGTTTGTCTGGGCGCTGACGTCGCTGGCGGGTCCGCATGCGCGGCTCGTGCTGCAGCAGGCCGACTGGTTTTTCCGGGATGTCGCCGACATCATGGTCTCGAAATACTGCCAGCCAGTCTGGGAGGAATACATCGCCTACCGCATGAACACCGGCGCGCTGCGCGCTCCGGCGCCGGGAACAAACTGGCGGGCGGTGCATTGGCAGGGCCCGGGCTCGATGACGATCGACAAGGGCCGCGACGGAAAGCTGCACGTCTCGCTGATCGAGAATCTGATGGGCACGCGCAAGGCTTTCTTCCAAGAGACCGGCAAGGATGGGATGACCGGCCTGCGCGAGTGCATCGAGGAGATGGCGCAGATCCGGGACATCGGGGCCGAGTTTGGGCTAACGCTTGAGCAGTTGATGCCAGCACTTGGGAAGATGCAGCCAGCAAGTCTGGCGGAGATGGATCCGGAAGAGTTGGCGGCGGCGATGGCGGGTTAGCCTACACATTGACATGCGGGCGCGGGCATGCCTGCACCGATTCCTTTTCCGACCCAGCCTGATCAAAAATGGTTCACTGTCCGCGCCGAGGGATCGGCGAAGGGCGTCATCGATGTGCGGGGCACGATCGGGCTTGAGAAGTTTTGGGAAGAGGAATACGGCATCGATGCCTCGGGCACGGTGACGGAGTTCGAGCGCGCGGTGAAGGATCTCGGCGAGGTCCGCGAGATCGAGCTGAACATCTACAGCGAAGGCGGCGAAGTGTTCGCGGCGCTCGCGATGCACGCGATCCTGACGCGCCACCCGGCCCGCGTCGTGGCGAACATCGACGGCCTCGCGGCCAGCTCGGCGACGATCCTGATGCTGGCGGCGGACGAGATCCGCATGCCGGAGAATGCCTACGTGATGATCCACAATCCCTCCTGGGGTGGCTGGGGTGATCACCGCGAGATTTCGGCCATCGCCGAGCAGCTCCGGAAATGGGGCCGCGACATGGCCAATCTCTACGCCGGCCGGATTGAGGACAACACCGGCGGCGACCGAGCCGCGATCCTTTCGGACGTGATCGCAAAGATGG